AAAACGTCAAATAGGACTGTTTATGTGGGTTTGAGAGCGAACGAGAGGTATAGAGATGGCAACAAGTAAAAGATTAAGTCCATTTGAAGAAGCAAGGCAAGCATTCTTAACTCCAGATGGCAAACCACGAGGTGTGGTTACTGGAGCATACGTACTTAAAGTTATTGAAAAATTAAAGCGTAGACAAGATGAAAAATAAAATTTGTTTCAACGTCGAGCAGTATCGAGATAAAACTTTGAATAAGTATATAAATGCAGAAAGAACGAATAAATATGCGGGTTCTAAACTTAAAAAGATGGGTACTCTATATGCCAAACAAGTAGTCGAGCAAGCAATGGTAGATGGCATTATGTTCGATTGGCCTTGCAAGTTAAAGTTTGATTGGTATTTACCAGACGGACGAATTGACCCAGATAACTGGGACTTTACCAAGAAGTTCATATTTGATGGTATGCAGAAAGCAAAGGTTCGAGGGGTTGTGTTCTTAGGAAACGATAGTGTTAAGAACATCAGGGGCTATGATCATGACTTCTATATTGACAAGGAAAACCCAAGATTAGAGATTTACGAAATGGAGGTTAAACAATGACAAACTATGCGACAGGATTTTGTATCGTGGAAAGGCAACGAGGATTCGATGAAGCTTGCACATGGATGCAGAAAAAGTTAAAACCTGAAACAGCAGGAGGAGAAAGTGACCATTTTTGGAGTGAGATCAAAACCCAAGCTTTAATAACTATGTTAAGTGACGGTTATGGAATTGATGAAATATCCGCCACATTAGGTAAGACGAAATTACAAATATACGCTAAAAGAAGATTGTTAGCCAGCAATGGGGTAGTAAGTAAGCCTGTTCCACCATCGGAGATAAAAAAACAGCGCAAGGGTAAATTTATTGAGTTGGTTGAACAAGGTGAAAATAACGTTAAATTAATCGCCGATAAAATAGGTTGCTCTACTACAGCTGTCTATGAGTATGCCAAAGAAACCGGCTACGAAATAAAGAGTGGGAGAGTAATAATATGACGATCGAAGAATACAACAAGTCTGTTCAAGACAGACATAATAAACAAGCGGTATCTGACGGACGTTTCACCGACTCGTTTGAACGCAGGTCGGCAGTACAACGTCACAAAATGGCACAACGGAAAAAACGAGTTCGTTTGTTATTGCAAGAAGGCATCACCAGCATTGATGTTCTAGCGCAACATTTCACTATTAGCGTATCAACAATGCGTGGCGTTATCTATCAAATGGGATTAAGGATTGAAAATAGTCGGGTGGTTGTATGACGATATACAAAATAACGGCTGTACCGTCACATTTCATGGAGCTGTTTAACTCATACTACGATTATGAATACCAAAACGGCGAGTATGTGTCAGATAAACACTATGAGGCACTAAAAGCAGAAGTAGAGCATTTCAACAGCAACGTATCGAAAGCCGTGACTATAAAACTAGAGAAAGTGTGATGAGATGAAATTCACGAGCGTAAAAGTTAATGAATTGCTCGGTGTTGATGAAGCATTCAAAGTTCCAAACAAGTTAATGTCAATCATGATGAATCGTGAACAACGTGAGCAAACGTTTAAAGCATTTTTGGAAGTTGAGCGCGATACATCGTTTGATTGGTTTCACGAATATTTTGAAAGTGAACAGTCCGAGCGCAAGACTAAGAAGCAAGATTTCACGCCAAACAGTGTTTCTGACATTATGACGAAACTTGTTGGGAAAGCAGATACCTATTTTGAATCAGCAGCTGGTACAGGTGGTATTGCTATCCGTCATTGGTGGCATGATTTGATTGATAACCACAACCCATTTTTCTATGAACCATCAGATGATTATATGGTATTAGAAGAAAAATCAGAACGTGCGTTACCATTTCTATTATTCAATCTATCAATTCGAGGTATCAACGCAATCGTTATTCATGGTGATAGTTTAAGCCGTGAAGTCAACAATGTTTATTATCTACTGAATGATAAAAATGATTTCTTAGCATTTAGCACAGTAAATGTTATGCCGCAAAACAGGACGACAATGAAAGAGTTTAATGTTAGTCGGTATATTGATGAGCCGATAGATCACATTGAAGCAGACATCAACATGTGGCGTGACAACGTTGGTAATAAATACGATTTTGCAGCTAAATTTATTGAAAAGTATTCAAAATTGAAAGGAATTAGTCATGAAGATAGTTAGCTTACAGAGCGTGGGATTGGGAGCGATATTCAGCGGTGGAGAACATGTTAATGGTTTTGGATTCAACGAACCATACGTGATGGCTGTTGGTAAGCGATTAAAAAATGGTCGCGGTGAACAGTTAGATGTCACGGTTACTGAAATAACACACTTGTCAGACTATCTCACTAATAAAGAAGTAAACGACATACTGCCTGATTATTACAAAGTCCACACATCAGACGGACACATCAGAGTGTTGCCAGCAGACAAGTACATTGCAGAATGGAGCGACAACACCGACCGTATCAGTCCTGATGACATCAGCAATGATATTCATGAGTTTTTACACGGAGGAGACAAGTAAAAATGACACTTAAAGAGAAGAAAAAAGCAGCCAGTGGTCTTGGCTGGTTGAACGCATTATTAACACCATTGGTATTTATGGTTATGTGGAATTGGTTTTTTGTGAAAATTGGCGCTCCACAAATCAACTATTGGTTATCGTTTGGAATTGTTCTGACTGCCGATTTTATAATCATGATGCCGTCACAGTTAAATGAAAAAGCGTTGAATAGTGACGTTGAGTACCGATACAAGTCGAACATTTTGAATACCTCATCAATAATTATGACAATGATTGTTGCTGTGATTATTCATTTGTTTGTGGGGTGACAGTCAATGATTGAAATAGGACACAACTTATAGCATGCGATTGAGTTTGGCATGTTATTGTCGGCAATGGTCGCAGTTACTTATATTGTATTGAAATATTATGGAGGTCGAAAATGACATTTGATGAAGTGTTAGATGAAATGAATGCAAATCAAGAACCAAGTGAGTCCATAAGATTTATGGAGCAGTTACGTGATATTTATGCGCCAACAGTTGAGATGACAAAAGAGCAATATGAACAATTTGTTGATTTTAGAAAGAGAACAGATCATGTTCAAACACACGCTGTCACATTACACGATAAAAAAACCGAATATCCAGATTTTTTAAACGACTTGGTTGGTGGAATATATGGACGATTATTTTTGCAAGCATGGTTACACCCAGAAACAATCAAGATAGTTGACGAATAGTTAAAGGAGTAGAGCGTGGCGGGACAATGATTAAAAAATTTGAAACAGAAAAATACATTGCTTTTCACAAAATGATTGACGCAATGTTATCAGGAATGGAAAATCAAGGAGCTGATAATTGTGAAAGCACAGCGGAAATTGGCGACCATGTTGTAAAAATTAAGATCGAAATTTATTAGGAGATTTAAAATGACATATTTATTAGATGACAGCAATAACGGCAAACCGCTTGTTTTCTCTACAAACGAACAGTTTTTTTACGATTGTCAGGAGGCTTTAACAAAGGCAGGATATGAACTATCGTGTTCAGAAAAGCTAAAGCATAAGAAAAGGTTGCTATTTGAGATTAATCAGCATGGCTCTGAAACTGTATTAGGTTCAGCAAGTATGCCCTCGGTGGTTAAAATAATAGTTGATTATGTAGAAAAAGAACATTTTGTTGCGTTAGAATATGAATTTGTTGGATAGTTAGGAGCAGAGCATGGCAGATAGAATAGACAGATACCTAAGTGACTATTATTCGGGTGTAATCGACATGCAAATCAAGCTACGTAAGATAGAATTACAAACACCTGAAACAATAGATGAAAACATAGGCGGTGGCACTGCTCAGAATAAAGAAAATCGAGTTTTGGATAATCAGTTAATCATTGAAGAAAGCGATTATGCGTTGCAGTCCTTTATCCGTGACAAGTGGTGTATGTCTAACTTTTTGAAAATACTAACTGAGGAAGAACGAGCCATGCTATCTTTGCGATACGATCGTAGACGTAAGCGTAGTTGGAATCAGGTAGCCAGAATACTTTCAAAATCAGAGAGTCAGTGTCATAGAGATTTGCAGGAGATTAAGCAGATATATCGAAAGTCAGTGTTTGCTTATCAGCCTGTGAATAACTCAGAGTAGCGAAAACATGCGAGTTTTTAGACAGTTTTTGACCTAAAAACAGTGTGATAATTGTATTGTTGATAATTATCAATCATATTGAAAACGGTATAGTAATTCACAGAAAACAATGTTAATATTATTTTCATGGTGTCTCACATGAACATTCCTGATTTTACTTTGTTTAACTTCTTTCTCACTAAAAGGAGTGAGACACCGTACATAATATGTTAGTGGCAAAGATAACTATGTGTACTAGCATTTAACGTGTGGTGACCTAGAAATATCTAATCTCCTGAGAAAAGTTATGATATATTGCAAGAATGGCATGGGTCATCAAAAAAGCACCTTAGGGTGCTTTTTTCTTTGACTTAAAAAAATACTCACAATTAAAATAGTGTCTGGGTTATTGCTAATCCATTAAAAGCATATCCGAAAAAAGTTCGAGTGATTCTTTTCTACGAAATGTCAGCGATGCTGTTTCTTATTTTTCTTATCACTCCGTTCCACACGCTTCGGAAAAAGCCACTGTGTATGTAAAAATACGATAGGTTGGAATATCTATCATTATGCGAGGTGAGAGTTGGTAGCATACGTAGTGTCATGAACTACGGTAGACTGGTTCGATTCCAGTACCTCGCATTGCGGTCACACGCAAACACAATTTAGGGTAACGACATTTGCCTGTCTTACCGTACATAACGTACCTTAACGGGTGCTTTTTATTTGAAAAGAGAATCGTATGAAAATCGACAAAGATTATGGTCTTGTCGCTAGTGATGATGAATTAAACATCTACCGAAAGATTGACAAGCAAAGACAATATAGCAGGAAACAAAACAAAGCATCTAAACGCAGACGTCACACAGACGAGCGCAAAGATGCTTTTTATGAAGATAGGAAGTGGCAGTGATGATTCGTTTGAATTGGACTGATGAACAAAAGAATAGAATCATCGAATTGAGCAAACAAGGTTTATCATCTCCTAAAGTTGCACAACAGATGTTTGATGAGTATGGCATTAATTTTAGTAGACGCACGGTAGCAAGGTTTATCGCAACAGGACAAACCAGTAGCCAATACAAGCGCAAGCCGAAACCTAAAGTCAAAGATGTGAAACGTGGTACTGAAATTGTCATCAACAAGGACGGTAGTACAACATCATCTACAACAACACAGATGACTGAGGAACAGGCCAAAGACCCAGAGTTTGTATTAAGAGCGCACGGTTTTAATCCTGATGATTGGGATATCGTATCAGCACGTAATAACTTCTGGCAACAGAACAGTGTCGAGAATGGCTTGATTGATTTGTATCAGTCTAAGATTACGGTTAAGCCTAAAGTTGATGATGGTATCAAGCGAGCGGTTGAAATATTAACACGTGACATTAAACCGCTTAAAGTTAAACACTCATTAGATTCATCACGGAAGCGTAACCTAGTTATACCGATTACAGACAACCATTGGGGTATCACTCATTTATCTGATGTACAAGACAAGTTGTCAGAGCTACTAGACATCATTAAGCAAGGCTATGGCACGATTGTTATTGAGATGATTGGAGATATGCTTCATTCTGATAAGATTAACAGCACTGAAACGGTTAATGGCACAATACTTGAAGATGTTGATATGCCAAAGGCTATTGATGAAGCTATGCAATTTACTGAAGCGATTGTGGTGACGGCTTTGCAGAATGCTAATACAGTGATGATTAAGTCAGTTGGCGGTAATCATGATTTTGATATCTCTTACATGTTTATGATCTGGGTTAAAGAGCGATTTAAGCAAGCACTAGTAGATGTGAACAACCGTTATCGCACAGCTTACTTATTAGGTCATGTACTTATCTCAATTCAACACGGCAATGTCAACAAAAAGAATCCTGCACAGATACTAGCTAATGAGTGCAGACACTTGTGGGGTATTGCAACAACAACCGAGATACACTCTGGCCACTTGCACTTTGATAAGACAGAAGACCAAAATGGAGTGGTGTTCAGACAGTTCTCAACGCCAAAGCCTAGTGATGATTGGGAAACTATGAACGGCTTTGTTGGTGCAAACAAGCTGATGTATGCACTTGAGTACAATGACGACCGATTGAAAGTTGAACACTTTATTTAGGTTAATGAAAAATGTTACGATGTTTATAAAGATAAGGAGATTTGATTATGAACGTTGGATATTTATATTTAGCCATAGCCATTATATCTGAAGTTATTGGTTCAAATATGGTCGTGAATACCGAGGGTTTCACGAAGGTAAAACCTACACTAATTTGTATATTCTGTTTTGGATTAGCAATATACATGTTATCGCTAACTGTTAAACACATGCCGTTGTATATTGCTTATGCAATTTGGGGCGGATTAGGAATTATTTTAGTTACGATTGTTGGCGTGACTCTTTGGAAACAAAGCGTAAACATTCCTACTTTAATTGGCATATTATTTATAGTAGTAGGTGTAGTAGTTGTTAATTTATTTGGCCAATCACACTGATGATTTTACGGTTATCAATTTCTAATCCAACCCACTTCTCTCTAGTAGTATAATTACAGAACGAGCAGATGAGGGAAAGTTATGATTATACTTGCAACAACAAAAAAATACTGATATTGATACTTTATATTTGTATCTTACACTGGCTGCGCTAATGCTATTCATGATGATCGTGGCGGCCGTATATTATCATTTTAAAAATAGAAGATAGATTGATTAAGCGCATAAGCGCTTTTTATTTTGCAGTGAATGAGGAGAAAAGATGAAACAATTTATACATGATTGGATTCACTTGACACAAGGAGAAATGTTTATAAAGTATTGGCATTTATGGTTGTTTATGGTGCTGATTGTGTTGCTTATTTCTATTGTTGTCGTATGGTGGCATGATGATATTTTTAAACAAAATAGAGATAAACAATGGCAAAATGGCGGTTTTACAACCGAAGAACCGATAACTGGCGAAGAAGCACCTTATTCAAATAGAATGGATAATTTATCATCAAAGTATTTAGTTCAAATGGTCGAAAGAGACCACGTATATTCAGTATTAGAATTAGCGGGTCGCTTACCATATACAGTTATGGACGTTATTAGTGAAGCTAACAGGTTAGGATACTCATTCGATAATCTTATGCAAGATCCTAACAAGGTAATGATTGATAAGAAGTAGGAGAAGTATTTATAGTAAATTATTTTTGATAAATGCTTTTTGGTTTGGATAAAACATTGAAAGGAGGTTCCTTAAATGACATGAAACTAACACCGAAACAAAAGAAGTTTGCTGATGAGTATATCAAGACTGGAAACGCTACACAGTCAGCGATTGAAGCTGGTTATAGTAAGCGGACTGCTGCGGTTATTGCGACGGAAAACCTAATAAAACCTAATATAAAAGCGTACATAGAAAAGTGCATGGCTGAAATAGCGTCAAACAGTGTTATGAGCTACACAGAAGCTGTTGAATTGCTTACTAGTATAGCTAGAGGTGAAGAGAAAGAAACTGTTGTTGTGGGCACTCCTATCGGTGCTGAAACAGTTGAAAAAGAGGCAGACCTTAAAACAAGGATTAACGCTTTAAAAGAAATACTTAAACGTTATCCAAACAATGATAAGTTGGTCGAACAACAAATACGCAAACTTAGTGCTGAGGCTGATATCGCTGAAGCTAATGCAAGAGAAGTCACTGACAATGGTACTGCCAATGAGATACGTGTGATTAATTTCGATAGGAGGGCAGAAGAAGATGAACGTAGCTAAATTAGTTAATCCAGCTTTTGACCACTTATGGGAAACAAACGCATCTAACATTATCGAAGAAGGTGGACGTGCCAGTACGAAATCTAGTGCGATTAGTATGTATCTAGCAATGGGTAAGATGGCTGATGAAAATGCTAATGTGGTTTGTTATCGTAAGGTGGCTGGTAACCTTAAACGTAGTGTGTATGAGCAAATTAAGTGGGCTTTAGATGAATTACACGTATCGTGGTTATTCCGCTTCAAAACGTCTCCTATGGAGATTATAGACAGGCGTAACGGTAGTGGTTTTTACTTCTCTGGTGTTGATGATCCAAGTAAGCAGAAGTCGTTTAAGATAGCTAAAGGATATGTGCGTTGGTTGTGGTTTGAAGAGGCTACTGAGTTCAGCAACTTTACTGAAATACACACAGTGCAGTTATCGTATACACGTCAAAAACTACCTAAAGGCATGCAAGTTGTCACGATATTCTCGTATAACCCACCACGTAATCCTTATGACTGGATTAACGAATGGGTTGAAACAATTCGTGATGATCCTGACTTCTTAGTGGTGCATACAACGTATTTAGATGATAAGTTACACTTCTTGTCTGAACAGTATTTACATGATATTGAGAAGTACAAGGTTAATGATCATGACTATTATAGGTGGCAATTCTTAGGGGAACCGGTCGGTCTAGGTACTAACGTCTATAAAATGGACTTATTTCAACGACTAGAACACCTAGAAGA